GGACCAGTAGAACCAACAAGAGTATTCTTTAAACTACGAATAAAAAGTATTTCATCGGATGTAAGACTAGGAACATAACTCACTTCTCACCATGCCTGTCAGTTATTAACCGCATTAATCTTTCAAGAAACCAATGAGCTTTACCTACTGCAACAGAGCCTGGTTCACCGTCTTTGACACCCATCCTTGATAGATATTTCATAGCTGAACCCTTGAGATAGCCTACAGCTTCGGGGTAACTCATTTGTGATAGTATGGCTTCTATAGTCTCAATTCTATGGCCATTTCCTTGTCTTTTGTAGTGATTTGGGTTGATTTGATCAGTCATTATTTAATCCTTTCTTTTACTGCTACAGTCAATGATTTACCGCCTTGTTTGTAAGGTGTATTCTGTTGATGTGCTGTTGGTGTTGGCCACATTATCTTCTCTGATGGCTGTGATGATTTGTTGTCCAATGACATATGCGAGTTGGGGAACGACTGCGTTCCCGAGTGATTTAAGTCTGTCCACCCTAGAGGGAATCCCATGAGCCACTCTACCCACATTGGGTTCAATGTCCCACCATCCAAAGGTTTTCTCACCTCTGGGTGATTGCCTAGCATCCTCTGCATCTTGCCTGTTGGCTTCCCACAAGCATCCTCGTTTGCTGTTGGTGTTGGCCACATTGCCACTTTGTCCTCTAACATTCCTCTCTTCTTGCTTCTCTTTTGAATAGTTTCTATTTTCTCTGTCATTGCGGCTGAAGCTCTTGGTGTTGGCCACAGCGAGGATGAAGACTCTGTATCTTCTGTGCGGGGCGTTGACACTACAAGCTGGTAATACAACAGGTTGTACTTTGTAACCTTCACTTTCCAGGTCAACGACACATGATCCGAGTGCCATTTGTGTGTTAATAATCCCTTGCACATTCTCTCCAATAACGATGGAAGGTTTTGCTTCTTTAATAACTCTAAACATTTCGGGCCATAGATGTCTTTGATCATCTTTGCCTTTTCTTTTTCCGGCAACTGAGAAAGGTTGACAAGGAAATCCTCCAACAAGGACATCTGTTTGATATTTTGTTCCATCAACATCCCTCACATCTGGAATGATAGGAACATCTGGCCAATGTTTCTTTAATACCTTTTGACAAAAAGGGTCTATTTCTGAGAATAATTTGGTCTTGAAATGACCTGTCATCTCTAAACCTAGGTCTATTCCACCTATTCCAGAGAATAAAGAAGTAACTGAAAGCATACATTTTTTACCTTTTGTTAATATATTTTGTAAAATGTGAATAATATATATTGCAAATACTGTTTTGATGTTTATATGTATATAGAACATAACAAGAAAAGGAATAGAACAGATGCCTAAGAAATCATTCTTTCAAGATGCTTCAGAGTTAATGGGTAACAACAAAGCTGGTAAAGCACACTACGGAAAGTATGTTGCGTACTACCGTGTATCAACAAAGAAACAAGGTGATACAGGTTATGGTTTAGAAGCACAGCAGAAAGCAGTCCAGGATTATTTAAACGGTGGTCGCTGGAAGCTAGTAGGGGAGTTTACTGAGGTAGAAAGTGGTCGTAACAATAAGCGTAGAGAATTTAAAGAAGCATTAAAACTATGTAAGAAAACAGGTGCTAAACTTGTTGTTGCTAAACTAGATCGTCTATCCAGGAATTTATTATTCCTTGCTACCTTGATGGAGTCTGGCGTAGAATTTATTTGTTGTGATATGCCACAAGCCAATAGACTAACATTACAAATTATGGGTGCTATGGCAGAGGATGAGAGTGCTAGAATAAGAAAAAGAACTAAGGAAGCATTAGCAGTAGCCAAGGCTAAAGGTGTTAAACTTGGTAATCCTCACAATGATATTCGTTTAAAAGCTGGTAAAAAAGGAAATATGGCACAGAACAAAGAAGCTGATTTATTTGCCTGGGAAGTAATTCCTTTAATTGATGGTATAAAAGCATCTGGTCTAACATCGTTACAAGATATTGCTAATGCCCTTAATGCTAGAGGTGTTGATACTAATTCCAAAAGAGGTGGTATTTGGTATCCATCTACGGTGTCTAACATTTTAAAAAGAAGGAAGGGGAGGTAATAATGCGTACAAAGATATTACAGAAGTTAAGTAAACTTAGTGAACAAGATATTACAAGTCACATTAATAACAATCAAATATTACATTACACAAATTATTTGTATGAGCAGACTACGACTATATACAACAGAAAAAGATTAATACCCTTTAACTCAACTAATAAATGGACAGGTTTATTGTTTTTAATGAAATCTCACATGGGTGCTGAATTAATTACTAAAACTGATTTTGCAAAGTCTATGCCTGGATTAAGTTTAGACGGGGCGTTAAAATTTACTAATGAATTAATTAAAATGGAATTAATATTTGTTCATACTGATGTAAAGCAAGATAAAAGAAAACAATACATTATACCCGCAAGAGAATTAACAGATGAGTACATAAATTATATACGAGGTAGGTACGCAAATGCTGTAATTAAAATTGTACCAGAGATTATTGTATTACTAGAAAAAGACCTATGATTAACTATTATAGTTTTGCTAGGTATTATTTGAAGTGTTTTCGTGCTGAGATAGACTTGATTTAATATGGGGGAATTAATTAAAACTAATAAGTCCTTGAAGATCAAGGATTTGCAGAAAGAAGCCTTATTCTATGCGAAAAGGAGTGTTGCAGACAATACAAAGAAGGCTTATTCTTCTGATTGGAGTGCCTTTGTAGCCTTTTGCAAAGAGTATAATGTTAATCCATTACCAGCCAGTTATGAGAATATTGCTCATTTCTTAGTGAGAGAAGCTAGGACTCTAAAACATTCTACCTTACAAAGACGATTAGGCGTTATTCGTACCTACCACCGATTAAAAGGCCATTATCTTGATCAGCATCACCCTGTACTAGAGACGGTGTGGCGTGGCATTAAACGTGTCAAGGGAACAAAAACAGAAAGTAAAGAAGCCATTTGGACCTCAGATTTAAAGAAATGTATAGATGAATTAGAATATCATAGCATTGGTAATATTCGTGATAGGGCGGTGTTATTATTTGGGTTTTTATCAGCTCAACGAAGAGAGAATATAGCTTTAGTTAAACTAGAAGATTTAACCTGGAGTCCGCAAGGCATTATCTGGAATATGCCAAAGTCTAAGACAGATCAAACGGGGGAGGGTACTTTGATTCCTATACCGTATATGCGTACACCTAAGTATTGTGCCATAACCCAGCTTGATAATTGGTTGCGTGTTAGTGGCATCAAAGAAGGGTATGTCTTTAGACGTATTTTTAAGAATAATGCTGTTAATGAGAAGAACCAGCCTATTTGCGGGGCTACGGTTAATGGTATTGTCAAGAGAACAGTTAAATTAGCGGGGTATAATCCAGAGAAGTACGGGGGTCATAGCCTTCGTATTGGCTTTATTAGTCAAACCAGGAATACTAACGCCCCCGATCATACTATTATGAAGGTGACAGGCCACCGTGATCACCGCATGATTGACCACTATGCCCAAACAGGCAATATCTTTCAAAACATCGCATCTAAGAAAATAAGACTATAATACTAGAAAAAGTCATAGTACTTTTTATTATACTTTTGCCACCTATCTGTTCGCATAATGTTCGTATATACAAGGTGTTATCAGAACATATATAAACCATGATACAAGCAAACATACACCAAAGCAGAAAACAGGGAAAATCTGGTATCTGTCAAGGGAAAGGGTTTTGGGGTTTATATTTGATGTTTAAGAATGATTTGCCGTTTATACAAATAAAATCTCTTAAATTTCTGATTTAACTACTTAATATTAAAAAAGGATCACTATGTCTGTCATTATAAGAAACGATAACTCCCCGATCTCGAAAAATAAATATCTAACAATAATAAGAGATCAAGTAAATTTATATATTAAGCCCGAATGGCTTGGTATCGCTAATAAAATCATACAAGCATCATACCGATTAATTATCACTTTGATAAGTTTTATTCTCACACTAAGTCTTGGTGTCATTATCCCCATTTTTTTGTTTGTACTCTTAAATATAGGAGGTCAATAAATGCCTAAACTTACGATAACTGGAAAAGAATTAGGCTGTTCGGAATTACCTAGTATTGTTGAAACTCATGATGGTTTTACTGGGTATAATAGCAGAAACGATGTCTTAAAAAGGCACATTGATGCTAGAGTTAGTGGTCATGTCGATAATCGCTTGGGTGATGTGAACGCTAAAGTTAGGGCTGGAAATTATATGGAAGGCACTATAGGGCAGATGGTCCTAGATAAACTGAACCAAATAGGAAAAGTCACTACTTCATTACCTACTGAAGCAGATAGAAATCCTCTTGTTCCAGGTCTAGGATCATCACCCGATTATTATGTAACAATACAAGACAGCATTGAGTTTAAAGATAACTTTCAAGTATCACATACATTAACAGGTAAAGGATTATTAGAGATTAAGAACTCTACGATACCTGGATTACCAACTAATGTGCGTATTCAATCTCAAGGTCAAATGCTTTGCGGTAACTACTCCTGGTGCATCATTGCAAGGTTAGTTAGTGGATGGGATTTACAATTGTATGTTGAGTTCTCTAACAGAGATGTCCAAGATAAAATAACAGAAGCTGTTACAGACTTTTGGCATCGTGTTGACACAGAGGATTACTACGATCCAGACAGTTCTTCCGAAGCTAGTCGTTTAATTAAAGGCAACGGTATTACAGACCCAGTAGATTTATCTGGCAATAATGAATTACCTACCTTGATCCATGAATGGAAAGCCAATGAAAAGATTATGAAACATTCTAAGCAAATTAAAGATGACTTAGAGATTCATATGAAATCCATACTAGGCCAGAACGAAGTAGGGAAGTGTCAAAACTATGAACTACGACACACCACCGTAAATTACAAACCACAGCCAGAGAAGTTAGTTCCAGCTAAAGAAGGATACAGCACAAGACGATTTGGCATTAAGGAGATAAATGAGTAATATTTATTTAAAGATGAACAATGTTATGGCTGGATGTAAGCCCATTGTTAAAGATAAAGCTAAAGGTATTCCCTATCCTGTACTGCCCTGGAATAAAGTGTCAGACATGGTGAAGGATTTATTAGTTAAAGAAAAGATTACTTTTATTCCTCAGATAAGAGAAACAATTGCCAATGGTAATATGACTATCACAACAGTTGATGGTGAGTTTATTAATGCAGAAAATCCAGAAGAGAAGATTACCATTAATGGCTTTACTGGATACGGTATTGATAGTTCAGATAAAGGACCAGGTAAGGCGTACTCTTATGCCATCAAATATTTATTTATTAAAACATTTTGTATGCAGATTGGTGATGATGAGGATAGTGAAAAATCTAATCCACAAGCACAGCCAATTGATAAGCTAGTAAAAGTTGCTGATAAAAAAGTTGTTGATCTTAATACAAAGAAACAAGATACAATTATAATTGCAATGCAACGCATAATTAAAAATGCTGAGTCTACATTAGAAACAAGACAAGCAGATTTAGAAAGTTATTTTTTTAATCAAGACTCAGTTATTAAAACACTTTCACCAGCACAGCAAAAACAACTAACAGAAATATTTGATAGTTATCATCGTCAAATACGAGCAAAGATTAAGGGTACAAAATGATAGGTCCTACTGAGAAGCAACAGAGGTGTCTAAACTTTATCAAAGATTTTTTAGATAAAGAAAAAAGATCACCTACACTTAGACAGATTAAAGATCATCTTGAATTAAAATCACATACTTCTGTTTGGCATATGCTGAGACGTATGGAAGAGAGAAATTTAATTAAAGTACATATTGGAAAAGCAAATGGGATTGAGGTCCTATGACTGATCAAGATATAAATTTAGACTCTGCAAAAATAGAAGAATGGATGGAAGCTAACAAGAACAATCCGTATGTTCAAATACTTGGCAACATCTGGCTTCGTAAATTGTGGAATTTAATATAGTTTCTAAAGGGGTTTTTGTTTTTTTTCCTACTTTAGAATAGGGGCTGGTTCCTCCTCAGTTAATAACTAGCCCCACCCTCTAATTAGCCATATAAAGACCATACAAGAGGTTTAGTGTTTTTAAGGCACAATNACCCTAGAAGGGTACTACAAACGTATTTATAGGGGTATTCTGAGGACNTTTTTAACGATACCTACAGGAAAAACATTGCGATCACCGTAAGATTCATCATTATCTACTTGATAGGTAGCAAATGTATAAATGTAGTCTTTTGTTCGCTTGTATAAATAACATTTACTAATTAAATTTGCTGGTTTCATTTTTTTAAACTCTTCTGCTGTAGCAATACTACTGTCACCGACAATATCCATCCAATGTATTTCTACTTCGGGATACTTCTTACCGTGTACTGTTATAGATTTATATTTGCGTGAGTTCGCCATCCCACCTTCCACCTTTTAATAATCGCATGGGTATTAAATGTGGTATGCCTTTGTTGATTAACAGACACCCAAGTACAGGCCTGGCTAGTGATCCATTTCTAGAATACGCAAAAGCCATACTATCTTTATCTATCATACTTCCAATCGTACACGCCCACTTTAAACTTTCTGGTGTAGAAAAATAGGTACAGGTATAAACAGAATGAAAATGTGATTGCACATACCCATCGTAACCAAGAGCCTGTGCAGACTTCACACAATCTTTATTAAGGTTATGTATAAAATAAAAAGAACCCCATTTAGATTTGATTAGTATATGTGGATGCCAGGTCCATCTTCTTTTATCTACCTCTAATACGTCAGCATAATCTTTTATCATTTGCTCTGGTAGCATATGTTGTTTTCTTCTACGGTAGAGAAGGGAACCATGATTAGAATGTAAGAACATCATATCGGGAACAATCTCCTGTAACTTATGTAAAAAATTTTTAGCTAAGTCTAACTCTTTTGTAGGTGCATCTAAGTCTGGATCGGGTGAATGAAAAGAAAAACTAGAACCATCTATCTCATCTCCCATACAAACCCATCTTGTAGGCTTATACTTTTTCTTACACGCTTTAATAAAAGCTAGTGCATCTCTATGCTGGTAGGGCGAATGAAGATCAGAGATACAAAATATTCTTTTGTTTATGTCCATTACTTTTTAAAAAATTTAGTAGCACCTTTAATTCCATAACTTGCAGATACAATTGCACCCCAAGTCCAAAAATACCAATCTGGAACGTTATCTTTTAATGCTAGAAAGCCAGACTCAACATAAACTTGAAGAGGTGGTATCCATATCATTATCATTGGAACACTCCACAATATTAAAATCCACTCGTCTTTCCACGAGTCTTTAGAACCTTTTATTGCTTCAATATCCCAATCCATTTCACCTTTAATTTGTTTTTCCATTAAAGATGTTTTAGCTTTTATTTCAGTAATTTTTTGTTCTGCTTTTGCTTTTTTAGTTTCTGTGTAACCTTTAACAGCATTACCAACAATATTTGCAACAGGTCCAAGTAACATATTTAACATTATATTTCCCTCAACTTTCTTGATACCTCTTCCACCCTATGTGGTACTTGACGATACCATTTCGAATCTTTTATTTCCTCCGATGCTTCCTTGTGTTTTCCTTCTTTAATAAATTTTATTGTCTTGCCAAATTTACTAAACCCATTTTTGCCCAGGACAAAGACACACTCTATTCCAGCTTCCTTGGCCATAGGATGACAGTCACCTAACAATTCATCTGCCCCAGCTTTGGCTATAGAAAAATCTACTTCAAATAATTTCTGAACAAAGTCATAGGTGTACTCTTTATTGACATCTATCTTATCACTTGCTTTAACACGGTGGCCTATACCTATAGTATAAAATGGTTCTTTGACTGGACCATCGGCTGTGTTGTATTCTAATTGATAGGCTTTTAATCGTAAGCCTTCACTATTTGTAATCTCTTCTTTTAACCTGTCGTAGTCCATACAATATTCTTCCCATTAAGTTGTGTTTCATCAAAGCATCTAGTACGCATATATATACCTCGTTCTTCAAAATCTTGATGAAGTACACTAATCAATTGTTTCATTTTGAAATCGCACTCTGCCAAGGTTTCAAATTTCACAGGTATCCTAACATCAAAACACAGATTTGTCGATTGTATGTTTGAGACGCACAAAATACCAGCAATAATATAGTTAATCATACTACCTCCAGGG